TTGCTCGCAACATGGTCGTATCTACCGGACAATGGTCAAACATCATGTCACTCAACGATGCAGGACGCCCTATCTACACAGCGTCACAGCCAATGAACGCAGGCGGAGCAGTTGCTCCAACTTCACTTACAGGTAACGTTGCTGGACTTAACCTTTACGTTGATCCAACAAACGGTGGCGACGGCGATGGAACTATCCTTATCGTGAACCCAGATGCGTACACATGGTACGAGTCACCAACCTACCGCCTACGCGCTGAATCAACAGCAGCAGGACAGGTAACAATCGGCTACTACGGCTTTGGAGCAATCGCTACCAAGGTTGGCGCAGGCGCATTCAAGAATAACAAGGCGTAAGCCACACTAAGTCGCTGGTGGGGTAGTGCCCTTCTACCCCACCAGTCTTTAGAAAGGTAAACAATATGGCTCTGACAACAGTTGCAGAACTTCGCACGGCTTTAGGTGTAGGCACCCTCTACACTGATGCAGTCTTGCAATCTGTTTGCGACGCTGCAGACAACGTCTTGTTGCCCTTTCTATGGAAAAATCAGCAATACATCATCGCCCATGGCAACACGGGCACAGTCGGCACTCTCTACTTTGATCAAAACATTCGTGAAGTATTTTATGTCGGCCAATCGGTAGTGATTTCAGGTGCAGGTACTAAGTACAACGGCACTAAGACAATCACAGGGGTCGACGCTCGATCGTTTAACATAACCACGACTCACACCAGCGACAACCCACGTCACACAGTGGAGCCTTTCGGCATTGCAGCAGTTGAGACATACACAGATTACACAACGATCCCTGCAATTCAAGAAGCGTCGCTGATGATCTGCATCGATATCTGGCAATCTCGCCAAGCCCCATCGAGCGGCGGCGTGACCATCGATGGCTATCAGCCGAGCCCGTACCGCATGGGTAACACCTTGCTTGCTCGCGTTCGTGGCCTTCTTGCGCCTTATCTTGATCCGAGATCGATGGTGGGCTAATGGCCGCCATCTCAACACTCCGCGCAGGTATCGCAGCAGCTCTAACAGATAACACAAAGTACTCAGTATTTTCGTTTCCACCTGCTACACCGATCGCAAATAGCGTGATCGTTGCCCCGGCTGATCCTTACATCTCACCTTCTAACGGTTGGCATGCATCGATCTCACCAATGGCAAACTTCGTCATTTCCGTCATGGTTCCCTTGCTCGATAATGAGGGCAACCTGAACGGGATGGAGGATAACATCGTGCGAGTCTTTAACTTGCTCGCTGCATCCGCCTACACCTACAACGTCACAGAGGTTTCGGCTCCGGCCGTTCTCAGTGCCGTCTCTGGTGATCTACTAACCTGCAATATCAATATCTCAGTCCTAACGAGTTGGAGCTAAAATGTCCGAGTGGGAAAAAGAGCAAGAAGCCTTCCTGATAAAGATCGGGCAGGTAGCACCATCAACACCAAAGCCAGTAACTACTAAGAAAGACGAGGAATAATCTCATGGCTGTATTCTTAAATAACAAGGTCGGCGTGAAGGTAAACTCAGTCGATCTTTCAGACCACGTTACCGCAGTAACACTTAACCGCACTTTCGATGAGCTCGAAGTGACAGCGATGGGCGATGGCGGACACAAGTTCGTTAAAGGCCTTGAGGCATCATCAGTCACAATCGACTTCCTCAACGACACAGCAACAGCAAACGTCCTACAGACTTTGCAAGCTGCGTGGGGAACAAACGTCACAGTTGTCCTACTACAGGAAAAGGGAACCGCAGTCTCTGCGACTAACCCTCTTTACACTATGACTTGCTTGATCAACTCAACAACAGACATTAATGGAAGCGTTGCTGATCTTGCAGTCCAGAGCCTGACATTTAACGTCTCAGGCACTACTGTAGTTGCTACGACAGGCACATTCTAAAACACTAGACAAAGGGGCAAAGCATGGCAAAGTTAATAGTAACAATGACGGATGACGCAGTGCACGAGATCGAGATCACTCCTCGACTTGAGTACGCGTTCGAGTTATATGCGAAGAAGGGCTTTCATCGTGCGTTTCAAGAAGATCAGAAACAAAGCGATGTCTATTGGCTTGCATGGGAAGGACTGCGCCTTAGTGGGGTGACAGTCAAACCATTTGGCACTGATTTCCTTGACACGCTGAAAGGCGTGGACATTGGTGACTCAGCCCCTTTGGTAAGTTAGGGAAGGATAGTCTCCATTACTTGATCGCTCGCTTGAGCATTGAGACGGCTATTCCTCCGCAAGCATTAATAGATTTGGATCCATCGATGCTTGAGATGATTCTCAAAGCATTACAGGACAGAGCAAAGGAGCAACGAGATGCCAACAGAGCTAAGAGGCGTTAATTCGCTCTTCAAAGCTTTAAAGAAGTTTGCTCCAGACCTCGCCAAAGAAACTCGTGACGAGTTGGTAGGTTTCCTCAAGCCTTTAGTAAAAAAATCTAGAGGATTCCTACCCTCAAACGATCAGATGCCTTCTGGTTTCGTTGGTGAAAGCAAGCCAGGTGGATTTCCCAAATATGATGCAGCAACAGCGCGCCGAGGTATTGGTTACAAATTGACACCGACTAAGCCCAATCGTCAAGGCTGGTCTTCTAGCGTGTCAATTCATAACAAATCAGCAGGCGGCGCGATCTTTGAAACCGCAGGCCGCAAGTCTGGCATTACTGGTCGATTCAGTCCTAAGATGCCGGGAACCTTAGCAGGCAGCGGCAAAATGGCAGGCCGTGCAATTTTTAAAGCTTACAAAGAAGATGAAGGTAAAGCAAAGGCTGCAATAATTAAAGCCATCGAGGCAGCAGCTATCAAGTTCGCGAGGAGTAAGTAATGGCTAATGTGTTAGTCTCCCTCGTTGCAGAATGGAAAGGCCAGAAGGCTTTCAATAAAGCCGAGTCTGCTACTGATAAACTTAACAAAGGCGTCAGCAAGTTAGCGCGTAACCTAGGGCTTGCTCTAGGCGGTGCAGCGATAACCAAGTTTGCTAAAGATTCTATTCAAGCTTTCGCGGACGAAGAGAAGTCCGTGGCGATGCTAAGCAATGCCCTACAAAATTTAGGCATGGCACGGCAGACCGATGAAATTTACGCTTACATAGATGCCCTACAGATGGCCACGGGCGTTTCAGATGATGAGCTTCGTCCAGCCTTCCAGAAATTAGCGACCGCCGGATTAAATGCGGCAGACGCTCAGGCCGTCTTAGCCCTTGCCTTAGATGTCAGCGCGGGCTCTGGCAAAGATTTGAATAGCGTTTCCGTAGCCCTATCTCGTGCAGTAACGGGTAACACCACAGCTCTAGGTAAATTAGGCGTAGGTCTTACCAAGGACGAGCTAAAGACGATGGACTTAAATGACATCATGCTCAAGCTCGCAGACACTTATAGAAACTCAGCCTCAAAGGCTGCCGATACATTTTCCGGCAAGATGGCAAAACTTAGCGTCGCAATTGACACAGCGAAAGAGTCAATAGGCAAAGGCCTTGTAGATGGCCTTATGTTGGCAACAGGATCTGCATCGATCGATGACTTACAAGTAAAGATCGTCAATCTAGGCACTAACCTCGCAGCAATCTTCGTTGCTACTGGGAACATTATTTATGAGAACTGGAACTTAATTAAGCAGCTCGGCATCGCCCTAGTTGCAGTCTTTACAGCGGGCAAGGTTTACGCAGGCGTCATTGCAATGATTGCAATCATTAATAAACTAAAGGCCGCCTTCGTAGCTTTAAGAGCAGTGGGCTTTGCCGCTGCCGTAGCAACTGCCGCGGCTATTAATCCCATTGCTGGAATTGCCGCCGCCGCCGCATTGGTTGCCGCAATTACTGCGGGCAATATCGCTTTAGATAAGTTTAACGATAGCAAGGCCGAAGCTGCAAAACCTTTCAAGGCTCCGGACTTCACTGGTTTAACTGGTCCAAAATATGGCGATGCTAAGCGTTTGGAAGATTTAAAGATCAAGGCCGCCAAGGCTCAGGAAAAGGCCGCCAAGGAATCGATCAAACTGCAAAAACTATCTAAAGTCTTTGATCTTAGTTATATTCAGATTTACGCAGCATTACAAGGACAACTCTCAGATGAAGAGAGAAATAGAGTTCAGCTACAATTAGCCCTGCTTGATGAAAACGTCGCAGCAGCGGATCATTTATCTAAGAAGTTGGCGGCAAGCCAAGGTCAAACATCGATGCTCTCTCAATTTTTGCGCACTTTGCCCGATGCTAAGAACCCATTCGAGAAATGGGCTGATTACCTAAAGGCAATCGAACTAGAGGCCAAGCGTATCGGAGCCATGAGTTTTGCTAGTGGCGGCAACACTGCTAGCGGTGGAGAACCTTTCGGCGTCGGTGGCGCATTAGGTTTGGAAGATCTAAGGGGCAGAAGTGCAGCCGTGCCACAAATTAATATTACCGTCGAGCTTGATGGCCAGACTGTCGGCGGAGCAATTCGAGACAATCAAATTAATGACTCACTCTCTGGATCATTTAGCCAGGTAAATCGAGGTGGAGGATTTAAGGGAGCGGTTGCTATCTAATGGCTCTACCTGCAACCATCTCGGTCTCTTTCGACTTTAGCCAAGGGGCTACGTTCGGCCTTGGCTTTATCATTGGCGATGATCGTTATGGCGTTATTGGCACAGGTACATTTGCAGCCTCACCGGTGTTAGATCCAGTAGTCGATCTCAGTAGCGTGACACGCTCAATTAAGATTACTCGTGGGCGCAACATCATGCGCGATACCTATGAGACTGGCAATTGCACAATTCGAGTCCTAGATCCTAATTCTTATTTTAACCCGCAAAATGCATCAAGCCCCTATTTTGGTTATTTGACTCCACTGCGCAAGATCCGTGTAGCTGCTACTACGGCTACAGCGCAGGAGTTCTTGTTCTCTGGATACGTTGACACCTACAAGTATTATTATCCAACAGGGCAAGAGATCGGCTATGTCGACATCATCTGCTCAGATGCATTTAGACTTTTTCAGATGGCTAACGTGTCGACAATTACGGGTGCAACCGCTGGTCAGACTACCGGCACGCGTATTACCAAGATCCTCGACCAAGTCTCATTCCCTACATCGATGCGAATCACGGACACAGGATCAACCACAGTTCAGGCAGATCCGGGAACGGCTCGAACATCCCTTGCAGCTCTTAAGGCGGCAGAGTTTGCAGAACAGGGCGCATTCTTTATGTTGCCAGATGGCACCGCTGAGTTTAAGGATCGCAGCGATGTCGTAGCTTCTTTGGCTGCCGCACCGATCGAGTTCAACCAGACAACGGGCATTCCCTACAGCGATCTTAAATACGCCTTTGATGACAAGCTCATCATTAATCAAGCCAGCATGACACGCATTGGCGGCACAGTGCAGACAGCGGTCAACGCTGATTCATCGGCTAAATACTTCCCGCATGGCACAACCGTTACGGACATGATTCCTCAAACAGATGCACAAGTCCTTGATATTGCAAAGATATACGTGGCAACCAGAGCAGAAACAACAATCCGGATCGATGCTATGACTGTCGATCTTCTTGATACGGACGTGCCAACGGATACAATGATCGGCCTCGATTACTTTGATAACGTCAAGATCACTAACGTCCAGCCAGATGGCTCGACAATCGTTAAGACCTTGCAAGTACAGGGCTTGGCGTGGGATATAACCCCAAACAGCATGAAATGCACAGTGACAACACTTGAGCCTATAGTCGAGGGATTCATTGTAGGATCATCGACTTACGGTATAATCGGACAATCCATATTAGGATACTAGGAGAAAATCAATGGCAGCAGGCTTAGGATATAAAGAGTTCTCGACGGGTGACGTATTAACCGCAGCGGACGCTAATGGCTATCTAGCCTCTCAGGTAGTGATGGTCTTTGCTAGTGCGGCAGCTCGCACTTCAGCCATCGCCAGCCCTCAAGAAGGAATGGTCTCCTACCTTAAGGACACTAACTCGACCGAGTATTACTCAGGCTCAGCTTGGGTATCCATAGGTGGAGCTAGTGGCCTTTCATTAATCACTACTTTAAGCCCTTCAGGCGTTACAGAAGTAACAGCTGACTCGATCTTTACTTCAACCTATGAGAATTACCTGATCGAGATCGCACTAGATCAGACGGCTAACTCTGTTCTATGGGCTCAACTGCGATCAGGCGGAAGTAACCTAACTTCTGCCACGTATACATACGATGCCGTTGGCGGTCCCGTACAAACAGCCCAAACAGTCTGGGAAATTTCAGCCAACACTGGAAGCGGTTGCACTTTAGTAAGTGCTTTAACTTTATTTCGACCACAACTAGCAAATCCAACTTTCGGCGTCGCTTCACGAATGGCAAGCGTGGACAATTTTGCGCAGCAATACGGATACATTAACACAAGCGCAGCAGCTTATGACGGGCTTAGAATTTTTGGAAGTTCTGGAAATATTACAGGCAAGATCAGAATCTACGGATTGGCTAACTAATGTCTAAAATCTATCAATACGACGGCGCAACAGGTGAACATTCAGTTAGAGAAGCAACTCCAAGTGAGATTGAGGATCTAACTAGTGTAGCGGCAACGGCAGAAAGTTTTGCGAAAGAACGTGCAACCGCTAAGGCTGCCCTGCTTGAACGCCTAGGTATCACAGCCGACGAAGCAGCACTTCTACTTGGATGAAGCCTAGACTTTCAAAGTCTGCCATCCAATTACGAGAGCAGATAGATGATGCATTCCCCGGTCGAGATAGAACTTCGGACGGCTGGATCGGCGACACTCGACACGCTGCGCGCAAGTCTGATCATAATCCAGATGTACAAGGATGGGTTCGTGCCATCGATGTTGACCGCGACCTTAACGGTAAAGGCCG